GGATTTAAGAGTAGAAGATAAAGTATATTTATTCATTAACAATGTGGAAGAATCTGTCCCTTTTGCAGTTTTGTACACTGGAAATCAAGCGATGCAACAATTTAAATTTGATGAACCAATTGAGTTAGATAATTTAGAAATTGAGTTTAAAGATTCTAAAGGAAGAGCATTTAACTTTTATGGATTAACTTATAGTATTAATGTTCAATTAGAATTAAGTGAATCAATGGAGACAAATCTCTAGTTCCTAAAGTAACTGAACAAAATTAAAATAAATTTAATTTCTCTAGTTCCTAAAGTAACTGTCCCTGCACTTATTCATTTCAGCATCTTTAGTTATATTATTTGTAATTTCATCAAAAGTTTCACCTCTAACTAATCTAATAATAAAATTCATAGAATATACACCACATTCAGTATTACTAAATTGATGTTGTTGACTATTATATTTAACATCAAAATCTTTTATACTAGCGCCCCCTTTTATAATATCATTAATTCTAGGATTCTTCTTATATTTATTTTTGTACATATATGTAAATATTTTATTAATAAATTTTTTTGTTCTTTTGTAAGGTTTTTTTCCAAATGAATCAAAATAATAAATTTGATTTTTATCTAAATTTGCGTATAAAGCAACCCAATGAGAACCAGATTTCCAACTTTCATCTAAATTAATTACCATACCAATTTTATTTTTACCTTCTTTATTTAGTTCGTGAAAATCTAAATCCTTAATTCCTAAAACTTCTAATTCCAAGAAATCAGCAGGAACTGCTCCTAAAAATAAAAAATCTTTAAATTTTTCTTGATATTGGGATACAACTTTATTAATATCAGTGGTAGAAAGCCATTCTTTTTTATTACTAGGTCCTTCTGGTCTAAATGTATCATTTTCTATTTCTTCATCATTCATTGCTTTTACAAAATCAGTACGTAACCAACAAGTTTGATCACTACAAGTATTTTTCATTCTGCTTTCTAATTCTTTAACTAATTCTTCTTTATTTTCAGTAATTTGAATTTTATTCATTGGATTTTTTATATTATAACTTTCTGCAATTTTCTTTAATGATTTTAAAGTAAAACATGTGCCATCTTTATAATTTTTGCTTGGAGCGCATTTTTCGTCCATTTAAATTTATCTAGAAAAAAAAATCAAAAAAATCTTTAAAATTCTTTTCTAAATTATATATATATATAAATGTCTTACGAAGCAAAATACCTTAAATATAAAAATAAATATTTGGCATTAAAAGCACAATTAAAAGGAGCACAAATGTCAGGTGGTGGAAAATTAGAAAGAACTGAAACTGAAACAACCTTATCTAATATGACTAATCAAAATAATTCTTTGAGTGAATCAATGGATAATTTGTTTAAACAATTAGGTGGCGCAACAAGATCTAGAGCATCATCTAGAAAGTCATCTAGAAAGTCATCTAGAAAAGCCTCTAAAAAATCATCTAGAAAATCAAGAGGTTCTAGAAGTAACTTCTTTGATGATTCCGATGATGAAGATGATGATGATATTATGGATAAAATGAATGATGAAGATGATGAATTTTCTTCTAGTGAATTAGACTGGTGAAGTATTCAGCACAGCTAAAACTTCAGGGTGAAGTATTCAAAAAAAATTATAAAATAATATTTAAAAGATTATTATTTTATAAATTAATGATCAATATAAATGGTATTGAAGAATTAGAGGATTTCATTTGGGATAGTTATGAAAATAAAAAAATTATAGTAATATATTTTGGTGCTGTATGGTGTGGTCCCTGTGAAAAATTAAAAGAGAAATTAAATTCCGATGAAGCTAAAGAGGAAATGACAAATTTAAGTGTTTGTTATATAGATATTGATGAAGAAGATAATGAAGAAATTAATATTAAATATGAAGTTAAATCATTACCAACTCAGGTATTTATTAGTTTACAAGGTGATCAAATTATAGAGAATAAAAGAATTATAGGATATGATTGGATAAATTTCTTAACGACTTATCATAAGTTGAATAATAAGAAACCAGAAAAAGAAGGTTGGGAATAAAGAATAAAAGAAGAACAAGGTTGGGAATAAAGAAAAATTGAACAATAAATAAATTAATTTCATTATTTATTTAATCAATGGAAGAACCAATTAAAATCAAGAGTATTAATCTATTTTCATCGTGGGTATATAATCTACCTAAAAACACAGATTGCACTATTTGTAGATGTAACTTAAATTTATCAAGTCTATATAATCAAGAAAAGGGTATTGATTCATATGTAGTATCAGGAGCGTGTAATCATTCTTTTCATTTTGAATGTATTAAACCGTGGGTAGAAAAAAATAATTATTGTCCTATTTGTTTTTCTGAATGGCAATACAATAAGAAGCCAGTAGAAGATCCATACACAACTTTGGTTGATAAAATAATTGTAGGTAATGACGAAGCTCAAGCTATTATTAACGATGCTCAGAGTATTATTGATAAATATAAGAATACTGCAATAGCTAATAAATTTTTTAGCAAAAAGACAGGAGAGATTGAAATTGATTTTGGTGAAAGTGAAAATGGAATTACACCTACACAAGAAAAATTTCTTACCGGTTTTAGTAAAAAAGCATTAACAAAAGAATTAGAAACAGGGACACATAAATGTGATTGTGTTACTTGTACAAAGTCAATAAATATAAATGACTATATAAAGGAGAAAATAAGCAATAAATTTAAATCCATAAATATTGATTTATAAACATATTTTACAATTATTTTATAATACTAATGAAAAAGTTTTACTTTAATTCAGAAACAGAAGTAGGATTAGATGAAGCTGGTCGCGGTCCTTTAATTGGTAGAGTTTACGCTGGTGTTGTTAATTGGGGAGATACTGATATAAATCCAGATGTGAAAGATTCTAAAAAATTATCTGCTAAAAAGAGAGGAATCGTTTTAAAATGGATTCAAGAAAATGTAGATGAGTGGGCGGTTGGATACGCTGAACCAGAAGAAATAGATAAAATAAATATTTTAGAAGCAACTAAATTAGCAATGGATAGAGCAATTAATAATTTAGATTTTAAACCAACTCATCTATTAATTGATGGAGTTGGTTGGGAAAAGAAATTTCCTGAGTATAAAGTTCAATCAGTAGTAAAAGGAGATTCATTATATTATTCAATTGCAGCTGCTTCAATTATAGCAAAAGAATATCACGATGAATATATTAAAAAGATTTGTCTTGAAAATCCAGATTTAGATGAGAAATATGGATTATTAAGCAATATGGGATATGGAACAAAAAAACATATTGAAGGGATTCATAAATATGGAATGACTAAATTTCATAGAAAAAGTTTTAAACTGAAATAATTTTTTTAATCAAAATCAACATCAGATGCTTTAATTTTAGTAAAACTAGATTTTTCTTGAGTACAGTGAGTTATTGTAATATCTTCTTCAAAAACTATTTCATTTTCATCTACTTCATAATATTTAATTTGAAATCCATTTGTACGATAATATTTTCTTCTAACATAACTTTGTTTAACAAAAGATTCAAGATCATCAGTAATATCTATTACTAGTGGTCTTACCGGACTATTTGGATCCCTGGTAATTCTTCCAATTGTTTGTTCTATTTCCCTTCTAGGTAAGGCCATTACTAATGTATTTAATCCTTTAATATCTAAGCCTTCTGATGCCATTTGAAATGTCCCAAAAATAACTTGACATTTTGATGAATCATCTAATTTATTTTGTTTCATTCCACCAACATAAAACCCACTGGTAGCAATTTCTCTTTCATCTAATCTTTTCTTTAATAATTCTAAATGTTCTTTTCTTTCGCTTAATATAATAACTTTTCTATGTTCCTCTAATAATATTTCTTCAACAATATCAATAATAAATTTATTTCTTCTTCCTATAGTTACTATATTATTAATTGTTCCAGGACGATTTACAACACCACCTCTAATTTTCTTTTCAACAAATTTATCGTGAACTATTTTATATTTATAAATCTTAGTTAGTACAGTTGTGTTTTCTTCTAATTCATTCTTAAACATAATTGGACCAAAATACCAATATAATACTTTGTCTAATTTATCACTTCTTTTAGGAGTTGCTGATAAAGCTAATGTTTTCTTAGCAGCAATCAATGGTAAAGCTCTAGAAAAATATTTAGATGGTGCGTGGTGAGCTTCATCAAAAATAACTAATCCAAAGTCTCTAAATATATCAGGATCATATTTTTCTTTAGCA